CCACTTTTTCGAGTTCTAAATTCTTTAAGTTTTTTATTCCACTGCATACTAAGTTTCATACCACCTAGATCTACATTCATATATTCACCTCTAACCATATTAACAACTTCAGCTTTAACAACTTTGCCATTGTCTTCGCATAAAACATCAATTGGCTTATAGTATCCTAACATTATAATTTCTCCCCTGGTTTGAATCCTCGGAACCCCTTAAACCTAGGAAACCTAAGACTGTAATAATCTGCATCTTCTGCTTGACTAATAGCATCAGCCCTTACTTCTACCATCAAGCCTAAATATTTTTCAGGAAGTGACCAAATAGCATCGCGATCGTCATCACTGAGGCCAGAACCAACATTAACTTTAATGTGTTTACCAGTGTCTGTACCTTCGCAAATGAGTGCACCAAGCTTTCCAGCGTTTCTTCCTGTTCCTTCTTCAACATCTTTTAACTCCAATGTTACTTCAATAAAAGGTTTTAGTTTTAACCAGGCATTTGTTCTCTTTGTTTTATATACACCATCAACTGGTTTAACCATTAAACCTTCAAATCCCTCTTGGGCTGCATGAGCTGCTTTTTCAGTAAATTGGGCAGAATCTAATTCATCGTTCATATCCAATATATCATAGTTAACACTATGGACTGACTTATTCCAAAATAAATCAGCATCGCCACGGAATAATTTATCTAGTTTTTTCTTTCTTTGTAATTGTGGAATATCACTACCACCAGCTTTAAATTCTTCAATAGTTAAAATATCAAATACTGCAAAATATTCGTCCATTTCTTCTTCTTTCCAACCATGCTTTGAATTTATTTTTTTCATAAGGATTTGGAAATCTTTACCCATTAACTCACCATCAAGTACATATCCATTATAATACTCTTTACTTAATGCATTATTAATATGTGGAACATTCTCAAATACCTTACCAGTACGAGAATATAATACACATTCATTGTTTTCAATTATCGCCAGGCATCGGACTCCGTCAAATTTGTACTCGACAACTTGTTGACCAGTTATTTTTTCTTGCTGGTGAGTACCATCTTTGGCCAACATACAGCCGAAAACAGGGATAAACCCTTTACCATAAACTTTATTTACAGTTTTTTCTGATATACCACATTTTAAATCTTTAATTAGTATTCTACGGTACCAATAGTTCCATTCATCTATGGATTCACATCGACCAATCATACCCGCTACAGCATCTTTTGCATTATTTCCAGTGAGTTTTCTTGATTTAAATTCATCACAGCATGCTACAAAATCATGAATTGTTAAAAGTGTATCAAGAGATTGTGATACATCCCAACCTGTAGTAGTATAATGAACTTCTGGCCATGCCTCTCCGCCCACTTTTTCTGGAACCTGTTTGATTCCAAAGGTTGACATAGGGTCAAGAGCAAGTTTCAGGCCGGTTTTAAATTCAGTATTATGCCAATTGGCTTTTACTATTGCTTCTTTCTCAAGCCGAGAACTAGTTGCTTCCAGTTTTTGAATAATTTTCCAAGGCTTCATTTATACTCCGTGAGTCATGTGTTCATAGGAATCAGGACATGTGTTTACATTATCACCACAAGCACATGTATCAGCCTCAGAGACACTTGGTGCCCCTACCATAGACCTAACTTGATCCTCATTTAATGTTTGTTTGCCATCCACAATTGATTGTTTGGCTAATAGTTCATAATAATTCATAATTTACTCCTTTAAAATTAGTAGGGGACTTTTTCATTTCCCCTGTGTATATTCGGTCATAACCCCCACGCACTTTCAATTCCGTCTGCAGGTGACGCATAATCACTACTGAACCCAGACGTGATGATATTTGGTAGGCATATTCTCGCAAGAGTATGTGCCACCTTTTTTATAGTTGACTACCTTGACGCAGTCTCCAGTAGAATAGCTTGTTTGAACTTCAGGAATATCACCAATATAATTTAGTGTTAAACCAAATGCAATACCAGCAATTGTTCCGTATAAAATACCTTTAAATTTATTCATAATATTCTCCTTAAATTCCTGTCCATCTGATTGATGATTCATTATAGTCAAAGACATTACCCCTTGCAAAGTTAGTAGCAGGTTTGTTCCAACCCGCTGCCATCAACATATCACCAATTTCAAATGGTTTATTTGTTTTGTTATCAATGTATTTTGGGGGATTTTTAACAATAAAACCACAGACTGAATCACGACCATCATCAGATCTTATCAACTTGATGTAATTTCTACCTTCTTCCATGTGGTATTTAGTAGTTTCAATGGTATGTTCAAATTTACTGTGAAGTTGATCTTGCATAATCATAAGTAAATCTTGGATTTCTGTAATTAAGTCTTTCATAATGTGGTTCCTTATCATTTAATATAGGTATATTATATCACATATAGAGCAAATGTAAACACGCTTAGTGAAAATAATTGCACTTTTTTATATTATTTTGTTATAAAGGTACGCTTTTATATAACATCATCGACAGGAAACAAGCTATAGATCACTTCGGCGCATGCCTTGGCGATTTCTGCATGCTCCTTCTGAGTACCATTACCGCTTCTTAGATCCATATAATGTATCCACGATCTGAGTGTACCATTTACATACATACGAGACTTAGTTAACCCTTCAGGTAATACTGCTCTAGCCTGTTCCTTTGCTATACCAGCTTCTAAAGCCCATTGATATGCATGTTTGCATCTCTCAATAATAACTTCTTGATATGATTCCCAAATATAATGAATGGATTCTTCCTGTGGAATATCAACAGAATTTTGTCTATTCTTAGTATCTTGTAGTCGAGCTTCTCTAGTTACGAATGCTAAATCCTCAGTTGGATCGGCATACCTTTGAGAAAACTCTTGGAAAGTAAAGGAACGATGCCTTAGAATTTGTCGTGCAATATCTCTTGTGGTATCAATTTCAAGACACACTGACACCATTTCTAATGGACTCCAATGTTTGTGTTTGATTAGATATTTTACAAGCTTCTCTGATGTAGCTTCGTTGTTTTGATTGCTAGGGTTTGATACTCTAGCACAGTATGCAACCAACTGGAGAAGGTCATTGTTTAACTCTGACCCCTCCGGCGGTTGACTATCTGATATAAGTTTCACATTAAACATTGAATATTATTAGCCTTTTTTCACTAGTGTATAAATTCCCCAGAGTAATCCGGCCCAGGCTAGTAGTTTTGCAATGCCGCCAAATAAAATGACAGAACCACAAACTACAATTAAACTGACACCATCCAATGATGTTCTTTCAAACACTCTTTCTGATACCCAGTCTTTTGCTTTTAATAACATATCCATATATTTCTCCTATATTTTGAATTCAGCAAACGTGTCTTTGTTTTCTCGGTCTCCCCACGTTGCTATTGGTTTATCGGGAACAGAATCTGTTACCAAATCCTGTTGTGCCGATTCTTCTACATCATATAATTTCATGCGGGAACGATCAATACCAACTACAAATCTCTTATATTTGGTAGGATCATTATACCTGTTTTTCAATTGTTTTACCATGATTTGGCCCAACTCCTCAAGTTCCTCTGTAGATATAAGAGCAAACATTAAGTCAGCCGTAGCAGGTAAACCAAATGATTCCGATGTATCCTCAAGCCCAACATCAGTATTACTGAAGCCTGACCTCGTGGTCTGGGTTGCAGACACAATCGGTACATTAAACTCAACAGCAAGGCCTCGAAGTTCTTCCGCGATGGCTTTGATGTAAGTGTAACTATTTATACTTCCACCCATACCTTTCATACGCGAAGATGCGCAAATATTAAGGTAATCTATGTAAATTATATCAGGTTTAAAGTTTTTCTTCATTTTCAGCTCATTTAAGAGAGCTCTGAAGTGTCCTGTGTGCGCTGCACCAGTTGGATATTCCTTAATAATAAGTTTACCGATAGAAGCTTTTGCAATATTAGCAATCTTGTCATTGAAAACATTCTCTGGTAATCGTTCAAGTTGTTCAATAGGCAAGTCCATTAAGTTAGCATCAATACGTTCTGCAATTCTTTCTTCTGCCATTTCCATAGTAATATATAAAACATTTTTACCTTGTTGCAGAATAGAAGCAGCACAATGACACATAAACAATGATTTACCTACACCAGTTCCTGCAAGAGCAATGTTTAATGTTTTATTAGGTAAACCACCCTTTGTGATTTTATTAAAGTAATCTAAATCAAATGGTGTTCTGTGTTCTTTAGTGTTGTAAAATTCAAAACGTTCTTCTGAATTATCAATGTAATCATGGCCGATAGCCTGATCAAATGACACACCCAAAGCATCAGATAGAATCTCTGGAATAGCACCTTCTGTTTTTGAACTGTCTTGACCATCAATGATTTGGATAGAATCCATGATAGCATTATATACTGCTCTATCACGACACCACTTCTCAGATTCCTTAATAAGATATTCGGTATCTATATCTGATTTTGCAGATATTTCACCAATCAGCTGATTTGCACTATTCAGAAGATCTTCTGGCGCAGATTGCTTTCTTAATTCAAGCTGTAAGATTTTAGATGTGGGCAGCTTGTTCGTCTGTTGAACAAACTGTACTATCATATCAAATACAGTTTTATGTGAACCTTCGAAATACTCTTTTTTAATGTATGGTATTACCCTGCGACAATACTCCTCGTTATTGAGGAGATGATTCAGTATATGCGTCGGTAGTTGGTTCGATATTTCCAATTGTTGCCTCTTTGTTTTCTAAGCTATCTTGAATAAAAAATTCCAAGACAGCACCTAAATAATTATTAAATTCCTCATCACCTTGTAAAAACTCTAGGTCAAAATCGGCGGGGTCCTGAATAGCATAAGTAAATGATAATCTAGCTTCATCAGTATCTAGTTCTTGGACCGATACTTTTCCATAGATAACAATTACATTCTTATATTTACCCGTGGTAAGTCTAACACCATAAAATTCTGCAAACTCACCACTGCCATCATTTTCTACAAGTTTAAAGTCATTGTTAGTTATATTATAACTCATTTTAACCCTCTTGTAAAGTGCTTTCTAGATCAATTTCTAGCATTGGTTTATGTCCGATAGAATAGTGAGCTTTTAAGAATTCTGCAAAGTTAGTATCTGCAAAGATTGGTTCCCAAAATTCAGCAGTAAGTGTATCTTTTTCTCTTACCTTACCTTCCATCTGCTCACCTGTAGTTTGGTCAACTTTTGAATACCAACCCATTGAAGGTTTGGTAACATAACCACCTGCAAGAGCAACTTCAAGAAGGCCTGAGTATTTCTCAATGCCGCCTTCCCAGCTGACTGTTACTGGAATTTTGGATTTTTCTTTTACAAACCTAGATTTCTCTACATTAATGACAAAGTCATAACCTTTAACTTCAGTACCTTTCTTGTTCTGTCTACGGCCGAGAATCCAAATGTTATCAGCTGAGTAGTAAATACCTGTTCCACCTGATACAATTGCTTTAGGGAATAAACCCATTTCTTGGTATGTGTGGTTAACAGCAAGTAAAGGGATGTTCTTCATGGTTAAATAAGGAGTGACCATTCTAAACAATCCCTTCAATGCTTTAGCTCTACTCATATCGGCAACTGATTTCTCATTTAAAGCATCTTCTAGTTCTTTCTTAGATGCAAGATTACCAATAGAGTCAATAACTACAATAACTTTATCTTTGCGTTCAATGTTATCCAATTGACCGACCAGATCAAATTTAAGTTGTTCTACATCAGTAATAGGAGTGTGTAATACCCTAGATGTGTCAATACCAAATGATTCAAAATATGATTGGGGTGAACCAAACTCAGAATCATAGAAAAGCATAACAGCATCTTTATGTTCTTTCATATATGCACCGGCCATAAGTAAAGCAAAACTTGTTTTAAAGTGTTTACTAGGTCCAGCCAAAACAGTAAGTCCAGCAGTTAAACCACCATTAACATCACCTGATAAGGCAATATTAATCATAGGAACATCTGTCTTACACATATCCTTTTCTGTAAAATAAATAGAATCTTCTAGAACATCTGTTCCTTTGATTTTACTATTCTTTTTTAATTTATCCATTACTGACATTATTTTCTTCTCCTCGGTGATTTACCACCACTATTCATTTGCATTTGTCTTTCTTGCTTTCTCCATCTGGAAATAGCCTCTGCTTTTTTACGCTTTCTTTTGGCAGTAGGCTTTTCATAAAATTCCTTCTCCCTTATTTTCTGTAGAGTTCCAGCTCTTTCTACAGCTTTTCTAAATTTTCTTAGAGCTATATCAAAAGGCATTTCCCTGGGCGGCCTTTTATCTCTTTTATTTCTATTGGGCTTGGCCCTTAAATCTATACTTGGCATATTTTCTCCTGATTATAATATGTATTATAACACATTTTACTTGATTTGTAAACCGGTTTCTATAACTCTTTTTCTTAAATCGCTCGTAGAAAACCTATGGTCTCTCTTGTTAAAATAGAATTCAATATCTCTTTGGCGGCATAAATCTTTGCCTGTAAAGTCTTGGTCACGATATTCTTCTCCCATAATTTTAACATCAATCTGATACATACCAAGTATATCTAGAAGTTCCTTTTCAGTATTATATACCAAAATTTCATCTACATATTTAATTGCTGCTAGTTGTGCTTGTCTTTCAACAATATTTTGCACTGGTTTGTTTTTCTCGGGTCTATCAATAGATGGGTCATTCTGTAAAGCACAAATGAGGTAATCACACTGTGTCTTTGCTTCTCTTAACATAGCAACATGACCAGAGTGAAGTAAATCAAATGTGCTACAGGTAATACCCACTCTATTAGACATTATCAAGCTTCTCCTGATATTCTTCAATTGATTTAGCAAGGAAGAGTTCTTTTAAATCTTTGATAATATCTAAACCTTGTTTTGAAGTTAAGTATTCTGCTTCAGCTAAAATGTTATCATATTTACCGTCAATACCTGCTGATGCGGTTTTCCATGCAAACCTAAAACCAAATTGATTCTCGAATTCTTTATGCAAGGAGTTTTCTAGTTCAGCTGATGAATCTTCATTTTCAGTAATTAAATACCTAATAACAACATCTTTTTCTCTGCATAGATTATTACTGTCAATATAGCGTCTGACTCCGTGTCTACCCTTAGGTGCACGAATACCACCAGTTCTTCCTATCACGTCCTTTGCTTTACCATTATACCCAATAGCTTCATTAACGATATCGTCTCCAATAGATTCAATATCTTTGGTTAAAGCAGTTTGATAGACTCCTGGTATTTTACCACCAACGCCGTGTTGCTTTACAAATTCTTTCCATGTAGAGCTGTTGGTACTCGGTATCCAAGAAATTGGGTACCATTCACTTTTATTCTTAATCAATTCATTCATAATATACTCCATTCAATTTAATATATGCCTATTATAACACAATCTAACTGTATTGTAAACCGGTTTCTGCAAGTTTTTTACGATTATTCATGTGATGTTCTTCTGTTAGATCCTTAGAATCTCCATAGTATGGGACTGCATGGAACTCGTCAATCATTTGCTGATTAACACTTACTGGATTATCTCCGATAAAAAGTTCACCTAGGATTCTCCCAAACTTACCTTTATCATGTGATACCAGTTTAACATCTTGACCTTCTAGTTTTTCTACTAAGTGAGCTTTACTCGCCTTACCATAAAACTTTTCTTCTAGGTCTCTAGTTCGTGATTCGGGTGTGTCAATACCCATCATTCTCACTCTTTGTTTTTTATAAATCATACCAAAGCCTAAATCAACGTCAACATCAATAGTGTCTCCGTCTACAACTCTAGTAACCTCTACTTTATAAGTATACATTTTTTCTCCTATAATACTGCTTTAATAAATAGCATATCAACAATAACAGCAGGGTTGCCATCTACATCAACTGGCATAGACTTGGACCAATCCAAAAATACTCTATCGCCTTTCTGTATATGCTTAGCTTCTGGACCAGTTGCTAGAACTAAACCAGGCTTTGCCGCCTTACTTGTTTCTCCTGTTAAAATAATACCACCAGCAGTTGTTTCTTCTTTTGATGTCTCTGCAATTAAGACATTCGTTCCAATCATCTTCATAAAAGTTCCTATTTGTAAAAAATATGTTCGTCTATAGCTGTAACATATTCAAGTTCATCTGCCCAATAAGGCAGTATATAATCGGCATGATACCATAAAGCACCTTCCGTAATGTCAGGATAAGTACTTGTTAAAACCATTTCGGCAATAATAAGTGACTTAGCCCATGTTTTTGAGTCCACAGGTTCATCTGATAACCCATCACAATACCAACTAAATTGACATTTATTCCTGATAGGAACTTCGTTGCCCTTCCAATTAATTTTGGTGTAGCCTTGATACACTACATCACAGATGGTATCCGGAAATTGTGTATCCATAACTCTATTTATAACTACATGAGATACTGCAAGTTTTCCTGCAAAGGATTGATTTGCTGCTTCAAAATAAATGTTTTTGGCCAGGCAGACTTTATCTTGATCTGCTGGTAAGGGGATATAGTGTCCGTGGAATGAATAAAATTCTTCGTCTCCTGTATCAGCTGCTACTGTTGCTACTAATACAAACCAAATGAATAAAATTGCTTGTAGTGTTAAGATTAAATATTTCATATCTGACTCCTAATATAATCTCTTAAATCTTTCTCAGCAGACCAGCCGAGAGCTTTTAATTTGTCTGTTTTTAATTCACCATCCATCCTGTTGCCAGGCTTTTCTGGTTTCATTTCTGGTTCACACCCTAGCATATCAACTAGGTTTAGAATGGAATATTTGTAATCATTACCAATTCCATAACCATCTCCGTTACCCCTAAAGCCTGCAAGCATTAAGCCAGAGACAATATCATCAACGTGAGTGAAATTTCTTAATTGAGTTCCAGGCGAAGTGACTGGAAGTGGATCGTTTGATGCCATAGCTTTATCTATAAACTTCTGAACCACTGTAGCATATTTACCACTACCTTTCTCACCTTTACCATAAACATTATAAAAATACACAATAGTATAATCAAGACCATACCATTCTGCATAATTTTTAAGTAGTTCAGTATTTTGAGCTTTAGTAAATGCATAAGGACTTTGTGCACTACCTTCTTCACCTACTGCAAATTTAGTAGA